GTCACATGTGTTCCCTCACCTACCATTGATGAGTCATGAGTCCATGTTGAACGTGGTACGCGGAACGCGCCAAACCTACGCTGCATCCATTCAACGCGGGTGATATGTTGGCGGTTCCAGTGACCAGACATCATCGCTTGCGATATGGTCATGCGATCGGGATACCATGTGGGCAAATTAGCCTCATCACATGTGTTGTATATCTCGTTATCAACATCAGACTCAAACCATGTGTCATCACTAACCCCATGTGCCTCACCATCAATGTCAAATATCGCATCATCAATATGCACCCACTCATCGTTTTGGGTGGTCACAAAATTGCCCGAATATTCTAGGCAATGGTTACACACGCACTCACCATCAATGTCATGTGTATCATCATTGCGCTCTGGTTCATTACATTCGCTGCAAAATGAAAATTCATCCATGAAACAACACTCGCACCATACACCATCATAATTTTCGTGATGATGTGTGTCATACTCACTCAAACCCTCGCCGCAACATGTGCATGTGTATTCATACGTGTTCACGGTTCCATGTGTTGAGGCCAGTTCAATTTCACCATGCTTAGATACCACAAGATATTCACCATCATCACGCACACTACCATCGCGGTCAAAATATGGCGCAAGAAAACCATCGTTCACCTCAACCCGCAATAAACGCGCGTTTACCCATGTTTTTTTGTCTTTATCGGACGCCTGACAAAATTTTTCATCGCACCAAGATTCCAACATATCCGCCGCCGCGTTTGAATTTGTATAGATAGGCGCACGAACGAAACATGTGAGTCCAGTTTTGGAGCTGGTACGGGTGCATATGACTACACGGGCGCAAACTTTGCCCGCGCTATTCTCTACCCATGCAAGCGTAAAATCGCCGCTACCATATATCCACGCGGGATGGTGCGGTAGGTGATTGAACGCATATCTCATGCATGACGACGATAGACTCTTGCGGTCACTACCCAAACGCGCATCGGTTCCCGTTTGAATATCCGCCTTATAGATACGTTCAAATGTTTCTGATTTGGTGCATGTTTTGACGGTCAAACCATCATTGGCCAATGCACAATCATTAAACCAAACCGCAAACGACTCTAGGTCATCCGCCCTAGGGTTGCCACAAAACTTGCGGATAAGTTTGGCGGGTTTGCCAATGGTTCGTTTACCGCGGGCAAGGTCATCCGCGTTTGCATATATGCTCAGTAGTTTACCATCAAACGCGGGCTGCATGTATCTCACCAAACCATCCATGTGATGAGCGATATCGGGATTTGCAGTCATTAAAACCCGTTCAATTTTACCATGTAGAATTGACCATTGATCATTGGGGCATGTGACAACACCCATATTAAAATCAATGTAAATTTGCGCGGTTTTAGATACGTTATTTTCCATTGGATCAACCCTCCCAAAATACAATCGTTATGATAGCAACACCCGCAAATGTAGCACACAATATTGCAGCGATTGCCTCAACTTTATTTAAGAATATTGGTGCCATTGATACGATGACCAAAACAAAACACCAAATGACAAAACACAAGGTTTGCATCAGAAAATTTTTCATGGTGGATACTCCTATAAAAACCATACACATTATATAGGCCAAAAAATTGCATATGAAAAGGGATAGTTTTAAATATTTTTTCTTGTTTTATCGAGTCCTGACAAACCTATCCTTTGGTATAAATTGCACCTATCCTTTATGATGTATAGTTTAACGGTTGAACTATTCTTTAACATATGCAATAAACATAATATGTTGATATGAAAAACACTCCCACATTCTAATACCGAATCAATCGGCTGCAACATTGCAAGCGATTCTGCAAGCGTTGAATCGAGTCAATCGCAAATTCATGCGAATCATGTAGTATTTAAGCCACACTATCCAAAACTCCTTGTCAACTATCCTTTTGTGCCATTGACGGAACACTCGGATATACGAATCATTACCCGAATCGGTATATACCCGAAAAACCCTTGTCAACTATCCTTACGGACTATTGACCTATCCTTTAGTATACAGAATCAATACGAATCGGTAGCGACCTACCCAAAAAAGTTGTCAACCTCTACTTTTACCCACTTGACAGCACATTCGGATAGCGAATCACTAACTTTTGTCCAAGCTACCCCCTCCAGTGGAAATAAGGACATACCCCTCCAGTGGAAATTAAGAGTTGACCCCCGCAGTGGAAATATGGTAATGATTCGTCAGACCCCTACAGTGGAAATTATGAAAGGAAAACCAAATGACTAATACACTAGCAGCAGAAACAGTTCGTCAGGTTGTAGCAGCTAAAGGCACACAGTTTGCCACAGTTACCTTCATCAAGAAGGACGGTACTGAGCGTACAATCAACGGCCTGTTTAAACCTACGTCTAAGATCGTAGGCAATGCAAAGGGAGCTGCAGTAAGCCAGACTTTGAAAAACAATGGTCTTATCCCTATCTATTCTGTAGCAGAAGAAAGCTGGAAGTGCTTCAGCGAAAATGCTGTGGTGGAAATCAAGTAGGCTTGACCCCCGCAGTAGAAATGTGTATACAGAAGAAAATTACAGGAGATTATATGACTTACGATACTAGCACTTTTATCGAGATGCTTTCTTACAGGCGACCAGAAGGCTCTCGTTCACAAACCAAATTCTGTCGTCGTTTCTTAGAACCAGTGTTCGGCAAGCCAGATGCCAAGGGTAACTATATCCTGCGCATCGGTGACAACCCACGCATTGCTTACATGTCTCACCACGACACTGTACATGCGTCCTCTGGTCGTCAGAAAGTTGTGGTTCGTACAGAGTTTGCTGCAACCACTGGCACTGACTGTCTAGGTGCTGACTGTACCTCTGGCATCTACATCATGCTGCGTATGATCGACGCAGGTGTAGAAGGTTTGTACATCGTACATGCCGCAGAGGAGATCGGTTGCAAAGGCTCTAGCTACATTGCCACACATACACCAGATGTTGTTCATGGCATTGACGCAGCTATCTCGTTTGACCGCAAGGGTTATGGCTCTGTCATTACGCACCAGATGGGTTCTCGTACATGCTCAGAAGACTTTGCCCGTTCGCTAGAACGTGCTGTTGACCTTGGCTATACCCCAGACAACACTGGCTCTTATACCGACAGCAACGAGTATGCTCACCTTATCCCAGAGTGTACCAATGTTTCTGTTGGTTACTTCGATCAGCATACCAAAGCAGAGCAGCAAGACCTAGTATTCCTAGAGCGTGTTGCAGATGCATTCATATGTGCTGACCTGTCTAATCTTATCATCGACCGCAGACCTGTAGACTCTGACATCAACTACGATGACTATGATGTAGAGCAACTTGTTGTTAACTACCCAAAAAGTGTTGCAGCACTGTTGACATCTATGGGATTCTCATATAGTGACTTGTGTGAGGCGATTGATGACATTCGCGATTATAACTATTACAATGGAGGTGCCTTTTAATGGGACGTATGAAAGACTTGTTTATGGATCAAATGGAAGAAGCATTCGAGAAGGGTGCTAAAGATGCCTACTATGGTCGCAGTAGCGATTTGTCAGGATACTCGAAAGAGGCGTTCTCTGCCTACATGGAGGGTCGTGAAGAAGCTCCTTACGGCCACTGCTATGATGACGATGATTATGGAGATGAGGAATAATGCTTAACTCAGTTCTTATGTGCCTTGCGATGAATGTTTATCACGAGGCACGTAGCGACACTATGATCGGACAGTATGCGGTAGCTCATGTAGTAATGAACCGTGTAATGTCCGATAGGCACCCTAACAATGTTTGTGATGTAGTCAAACAAGGCTACGAAAAGGGTAAGCATAAGTGTCAATTCTCGTGGTACTGCGATGGAAAGTCTGATACTCCCACAGAACCAAGAGCATGGGCATTGGCAACATTAGTTGCATACGATGTCTTGAATGGTACAGTGCCAGATGTTACATATGGTGCTACCCACTACCACGCAACCTACGTCAAGCCCTATTGGGCAGACCTGTATAAGGAAACAGCGAAACATGGATCACATGTGTTCTATACCGCCCCACTTGGAAAGTAGCCTACTTGAGTTAGGTATACTTCCCCCGACGAAATTACAGGAGCTAGAGGAAGTTCTAGACCCTCGTAGGGAATGTATGAAGCTGGGCTATTACCGTAGCCCCTACGATGAAAATGGAGAGTTGTTATTCTAATGGAAAACATCAAAGTAAAACTAATAGATCACATGGGTGATGACCTGTCTGTAGTTAACGCAGCTAGAGTTTCGTATGATCGAACCTCTGATTATGCAGGTCACATTCATACAGGTGACTATAAAACCTTATCCGCTAGGGATATAAAGCTAATCAACTACCTTGCTAGACACAAGCATACCTCACCTTTTGGTCATGCTTTCTCTAGCTTTCGTGTAGATGCCCCAGTTTTTGTGGCTAGGCAGTTGGTAAAGCATAAGTTCCTACGGTGGAATGAGATCAGTCGTCGTTACGTCAACTATGAACCATCGTTCTATGAACCACACTGGCGCAGTAAACCTGAAAACTCTAAACAGGGATCAGGGGGGCCGATGGAAATTAGCCTAGAAGCTGAAATGATGTTCAATGCGACACTTCGTAATGCATTAACGACATATGACCTTATGATTAAGGAAGGGGTCGCCCCAGAACAGGCACGATCTATACTACCGCAGAACATGATGACCTCATGGTATTGGTCTGGTAGCCTAGATGCGTTTGCTGACATGTGTAAACTACGTTGCGCCAAGGACACTCAGTTTGAGACACAACTTGTCGCAAGTCAAATTTATGGTGAAATGATGAAACTGTACCCTATATCTTGGGCAGCATTGATGGAGAATGACGAATGGTCATAGATAGAGACGAACAAGCAAAGCACTTCATAAGAATGTGTGAATATTTAGCCCGTAGGTTTAAACGACCAGATCACTTCGAGGACTTACGTCAAGAGGGTCTACTAGCAATCTACGAGATGTTAGCAGAGAAACCTGCAACTGAAGATATACAATTATTTGTAGCTGCCCGTAAGCGTATGCACGACTATTTAAACATAGACTGCCTACCATTTACGGTACCTAAATCAGATGTTGTCAGGCGGCTCGTGAGGGACGCTGATGCTAACCTTACTAATGTACAGCATACATGGACAGACCTAGCTGTAGAACACCTCAGGAGCGTTCTGAAGTCAGAGCAGGTCAGTGGTGAGGATGCAGGTAAGTCTGAGCCATCCTCAGAAGAGCTTTATGTAAAGCTAGAGTTCTGGCGGAAGTTGGACGAGCTGTTAGATAAAGAGCTTACCTCTGATGAACAGACGTTGCTGTACATGAGGTATGAGGAAGACATGACAGATGAGGAGGTCGCAGAGTTCTTTGGCCTCAAGACTCACTCTGCCATTGTTAAGCGAGAGGCTAAACTAATAGCCAAAGTTAGAGATATTGTTGCAACATTACAACAGTAAATCTATTTCTATTTTGGGGAGGAACAAAAGGGTCATTCAGGTGCCTATATACTTTTGTTCCTCTTCCGAAAAGTCTATGGTTTAGGTCTGCCCGATAAATAAAAGGAGTAAGTATGACCCACACTAATATTACTCAACAACCATGTCCTTTTGTGGATTGTGGTTCGTCTGATGCTTTCAGCTACAATACTAGAGGCTTTGGTAAATGCTTCTCCTGTAACGAAAGCTACCCGTCAAAGAAAACTGTATTCAGTTGGTCACAAGAGAAGTACCCACTAGCAGAGGGTCAGTCACTACCATCTATACAGGATGCCCCCATAGTGGAAATTAGTGATTATACTACCAGTGGAAAGTATATGTCCATGCGTGGATTGTCAGTTCGTACAATGGAAAAGTATGATGTGACTACAACGTCAGATAAGTCCTACCAGACTTACACATATCCTTCTGGTGGTCGTAAGATGCGTAACCTGAAGGAGAAGGACTTTCGCACTACAAAAGGTTTTACTACCGATGAGTTCTTCGGTATGGATAAGTTTACCGCAGGTTGCTCTAAGGTACTTACAATCACAGAGGGTGAACTTGACGCTCTATCTGTTTACCAGATGTTAACCGACTTGGATTCTAGCCGTTTGTATCCTGTGGTCTCAATGCCTAGTGCTACCCCCGCCAAGGCAATTTGGGAGAAGTGTAAGCCATATCTAGATAGCTTTGATAAGCTCGTCCTGTCGTTTGACAATGATGAGGCTGGTAACGCTATCGCAGATAAAGTCGCCAAACTGTTCCCTAACAAGGTCTACCGTGTTCCTCATGGTAAGTACAAAGACGCTAACGACTTCCTAACAAACCGTGCGCAGAACGAGTTTAAGCAAGCATGGTACAATGCTAAGAAGTATACACCCGATAACGTACTTAATACGACAGAGCAGTTTATGCAGTTGTATAATGATACACCTGAGTTCCAGTATGTACCCACAGGAATTAACGAGCTAGATGCTAAGATACTTGGTCTTATGCAAGGTCACTTTACTGTAATTAAAGCACCTACAGGTATCGGTAAGACAGAGATCATGCGCTTCCTAGAGTTCCAGATGTTGAAGCAAGATGTACCTATTGCTACTTGGCACCTAGAAGAAACAAAGCTACGGTCAGTCTTAGGTCTTGTGTCGTATCAAGCAAACGATAATCTCACACGCCGTGACCTAATCCAACAGAAGATGGCAGAGGGTATAGTAGAGAAAGCTATCGAAGACTTAACCAAAGATGGTAACCTATATCAGTTCTTCTTGGAAGATGGTCAAGGTGCAGATGAGCTATGCGACCAGATCAGATTCTTCAGTCAGGCTTGTGGTTGTAAGTTTGTATTCTTCGAGCCTATCCAAGATGTAGTCACTGGTAGCACAGACGAGAGTAAAGAGCAGCAGTTAGCTGACCTATCAGTTCGCCTGTCAAAGATGGCGGCAGACCTTAACGTAGGTATTGTCACCATCGCTCACACTAATGAGAACGGTGATCCAAAGTACTGTAAGATGATTGGTCAACGTGCGTCAGTTATTATTGACCTCAACCGTGACAAACAAGCTGA